AAGCTTGACGACGGTGAGCGCCGGGAGCATGCTGATCCACGTGGATCAGAGCTCGCCCATCTCGTTCTCGACGACGTACGCATCGGTGGGAGCTACGCCGATGAAGTACGATCTGCACATGACCCTGGAGCGGTTGGCGGCATGAGTCAGCAAGAGCGCATTCTCCCGACGTACGAATGGGACCGACTGAAGATCGCGCAGCTGCCTCCCCTCTGGCGGTACGTGCGACCGGGCGAAATGGACATGGTGGTGGTCGAGAACGATGCACGCATCGTTGCGTGTTGCGGCGTTCTTCGGGTACCGTGCTTCGAGGGCTTGTGGATGGCCGATGACCATCGTGGGAACGCTGGGACCGCAAGGCGACTGATGCGGATCATGGTCGCAGCCGCAAACCGGTGGGCGAATGGCTGGGCGTTTGGTGCCGCGGCTGACGACCACATGCGGGACATCTTGGCTCGGATTGGAGGGCAGAAGCTGCCGGCGGACTTCTACGTGCTGCCACTCCAGCCACAGAGGCTTCAGCCAGAAAGCGAAGGATCAGAATGCCGGACGCAGTAGCAGCCGCAGCCATCACGGCGGCGGGCGGGCTCCTCGGTGGCGGTCTGTCGTCGCGTGCGTCGAACCGAGCGAGTACGCAGCAAGCACGGGCGGCGGAGGAGGCCCTCAGGTTCGAACGCGAGCAAGCGGCGGAGGACAAACGGCGGTATGACGAGCAGCAAGCAGCGCTGAAAGCGCAGTGGGACGCGGAGCAGGAGCGGCGCAGGCCGTATCGCGAAGCGGCTGAGCGCATCATCTCCCGGTACGGTGGCAGGCCCAGCACGGCGCGCGTGACGCCTACCGAGATGCCGGCAGGTTGGACGCCTGGTGCGACGGAGTCAGTCAAACGCCGGCTCACGTTGGGCGCCATCGCCGGTTCGGTTCCGACACTGCGCTCGGAGCCTGAGACGCCTGCGTTGGTCGGGCCGCGCTTCAGCATCCGGAACTGGCAGGACTGGAGCAACTACGGTGCCTGACCAGCCCTGCGACGTGTGCTTCGCTGTCGACGGCGACCGCACGCCGAAAGCTACTGCTCGGTGGTGTGGGAGGTGCCGGAAGTGGATCTGCGACCGCTGCCGGTACAGCCCGCGGCGGATCCAAGCAGTGGCGCATACTGTACGGCGCACGCTGCGTGACTACGTTTCGAAACGTGAGGTTTCGACATGATCGCCTCAAGGGAACCGTGCGGCCCGGACGGGTACACACCAGACGGCTCGCCATGCCAACCTGAGCCAGGGCCGCCACCGCCGCCTCCGGAGTCTCCAGGGCCGCTAGAATTCCCGAAGCAGCCCACAGGCGAAGTTGAAGTCGGAGGTGAGGGCGGAGGTGAAGACCTCGGCTTCTCGCCGTTCTCGGGCCCGATGAGCTTCCGGTACAACGTGCCTGGCGTCCCGCGCTTCCGGGCTCCGGTGTTCCGGGCGCCCTCGGCAGCGGAGGCGCTGGAGGAGCCTGGTTACAAGTTCGGAGCCGAGGAAGGCCGCCGGGCGCTCGAGGCGTCTGCATCCGGCAGGGGTACGCTGCGTACGGGGGGCACGCTCAAGGACATCGTGGCGTGGGGCGACCGCTTCGCGACTCAGCACTACGGAGACGTATTCAACCGCGCTCTCTCCGCGTTCGACCGTCTCTATCAGGGCAGCCGCGACGAGTACGCGCCGTTGCTCGCGGAATGGAACGCACGCAGTGCTGCGGGCCTGCGTGGCGCGGAGCTGGACTGGGCGCGCACCTACGATCAGTGGGCGCTCGAGCAGCAGCTCCGTGCGCAACGCGAGGCTGCGATTCTAGGAGCCGGAGCCGGATAACGCAGCATGCCAGCCGCGATCCCGTACGCGCCAGCCGACTACTACCGGCCCCGGAACCGCATCGCCGATCTGATCCTGGCTGCGGGCCAAGCGCGTGCTGCGGGCGCCGCACGCAGCGGAGAGATCTGGGGAGACGCGATCGCTCGAGCGGCGTCCGGCATCGGTGGAGCTATCGCGGATGCTCCGCGGCTGCGTGCGGAGAGCACCGAGCGTGAGGCTGCCACCGCCTTCCGTGAGCGCCAGATGGCTGCCCTGGAACGAGGAGAGCAGAGGGAGGAGGCTGTCAGTGGCGCTCTCGGTGGGTATGGCCAAGAGGACTTCGACATCAATGCAGCGGTGAGCTCACTGCCTCCCGACGCGCAACTCGGAGCGCGGAAGATCTACCAGGAGCTCGAGTCCTCGCGGCTTCAGGCTGACGAGAGCACCGCGTACGTGCTGGCGAAGGGTGCGCGCATCGCAGAGAGCCTGCTGGAGACGCCGTTGCAAGACGTCGGCATGGAGCTGGTGTCCAAGTACTTCCGCCAGCACTTCCCGCAGCAGATGGAGCGCCTCGAGGCCACCGTGAAGGAGGACCCATCGAAGCTGAAGCCGCTACTGCAGCACCTACAGGGACAGTCCGAGCGGTTCCGGAAGGAACTGGAGGCGAGGAAACCAAAGACGCGTGAGATCAAGACGCGCCAGCCTGGGGGCGGCGAGCGGATTGAGATCGTCGAGGACGTGCCGGGGCTCACGCGCGAAAGCGCGCCGGCGCCCGAACAGCCGCTCTCGCGGATCGAGGCCGAGGCAGCCGCACGAGCGCGCGGTACGGCGAGAGGGAAGCCACCCGGCGGTGACGAGGAGATGACGTTGAGCCCCGAGGGCGTTGTGCTCTCCAGCTATGGTCCGACGAAGAAGTCTGAAGTGCGCCGCCAGGCGATGGAGCGCGGGCTGCCTGTGTTCGAGACTGCTGCGGCGCAAGGCAAGGGCATCACGCTGGCTGGGATCGTAGCCGACGCGAAAGAGTTGAACGACTTGCTAGCGGACCCAGAGGTTCAGGCGGCGGTGGGCCCGGTTGCTGGGCGATGGGCGCAAGCCCGGGGCACTGTCATGTCGCTTCCGGGGTCGGTGCGTCGGGCGCTCCAACTCATGACCTCGCTGTCGGACACCGAGCTGCGCAAGCGGTCTGGTGCAGCGATCAGCCCGGGTGAGATGCAGCGGATTCTCAAGTTCGCCACCGACCCTAACAAGCCGCTTGACCACAACACCATGGCGGTTTCGGGCCTGCTTAAGTCTGCGGCGCGCGACTACAAGGCGCTCTCCGGAGTCGACCTGGGCGTGGCGAATGAGCCAGAGTCAGATCCGGTGTCCGAGATCCTCTCGATCTTTAACGCAGCCGGGCGCCGCTGATGCCGCTCGAGACTCTTCAGAGTCATCCCGCGTGGGCGAAGCTGCGCGAAGACGAGCGCGAGAAGGTGCTCGCGGCGTTCGAGCAGTTGAGCGAGCAGGACCGTGCGCGCCTGTACCAGAGACTCGGTGCGGGTCGTAGTGCAGAGCCGGCGCCTTTCGATGAAAGCGACCTACTCAATCCGGAGCGCGGCGCGGAGATGGTGCGGCAGTCGCTGTTGGCCGCAGGCCCCGGTGGGCTGGCGGGCCTCGGTGTGCGTGCGGTGGCCGGGGGCGCAGCGCGTGCGGTCGCCGGAACGGGCCTACTCAGCCAACTCGCGCAGAAGTTCGGCGGCAAGGTTTGGCCGATGGCGAAGGGCGCCGCCATGGGCGCCGCTCTGGAAATGGTGCCGATCATCGGAGGCGGGAGTTTGCTGCAGGGCGCTAAGACGGGCGCGATGCTCGGGATGGGGCAAAAAGGATCAGGCCCGCTTTGGAAGTTCGGAAAGAAGCGCGCGCTGATCGAGAACGCGGCTGGCATCGCTCGTGGTACGAAGGCCGCGCCTGCGGCAGCGCGAGCGGCGAAAGCCGCGCCCACCGTTGCGCGTGCGGCGCCGGAGGCGGCTGCAACGCCTGCAGCGATCGAAAAGGGGTACGTTTACCACGCAACAAACGCCGAAAGGCTTGAGGATATCGCAAGCGCCGGCAAGCTGAAAACGTATCGACCAAGCTATGGAACAGATCAGCGCGCGTGGCCTGATGGCGCCATTGAACGGCGTGCCTATTTCGGGAAAACAGCGGAGGGGGTTCGCCAATTCGCTCCTGAGCATGGCCAGGCGGTTGTCGTCAGGACCAAGGTCGGCCCACACATCCGGAGGGAGAGCACTGGTGATCTCTATACGCGCGAGCCCATCAAGTCCGACATGCTCGAGTATCAAGCTGCAGATGGATCGTGGATCCCCGTTTCGTCTCTGGCTGCGAAGGGAGTAACCGCAACCACAATGACGTTGGGCAAGCTGGTCGAGAAGGCATCGGCTACGAAGCCCGGTTCTATGCGCCAGGCGCTCGCCGAGCCGCCCGCGTTCGCGCGCGGGCCCGCACGTCCGATCCCAGCGATCGAACCGTCAGCCGCAATCTCACGAGTTCTCTCGCAGGGCGAATACGATCACTACGGCATTCGAGTGCTCGGGAAATCCAAAGTGAAAGTGGGAGAAACGCTCAAGGCCAGTCGTGAATTTCTCGATGATAAACCGACTGGCGCTATGGTTGAAGGCGGCACTTCAGTGGTTGAGGTAACCGGAAAAAACATTCAAGAAGCCCTCGAACGTGCCAATAGGTATGGACTCAGGGGCAACAAAGTGGTTTTGGTTGGATCGAATCGACGAACGATAGGCCGTCCTGATCTAGGCGAGGTGGCCCTAGAAAATCCCAAGGTATTGGCTGTTTTGGGTGAGCGTTCAGGGTCGTCTATCGCCACCATTGCTGGAGCGCGTGCTGCACCCGCCGCCCAAGCCGCTGCGCCCTCAGCGGCGCCGACCATGCGCCAGGTACTCGCGGAGCCGCCCGCTTTCGCGCGCAACCCGATCCGGCCTCCACTCCCGAAAGGAGCGCAAGCCGGTCCGAAAGGTAGGTCCATGCCCGCAGAAAACACCACCGTGGGCGCGCACCTGCCCGCGGTCCCGGCCACAGCCGGGCCCGGCGCGCGCAAGGAACTCCTCGAGATCGCGCTACGTGAGCTAAAAAGCGCCGGGCATCGGCAGGAATACATCGTGGACAAGCTGAGCAGGCGCTTCGGCATTAGCGCGGCCGAGGCGTATCGCATCGTTCGAGGGACGCGATGACCCGCACGCGCACGCTCAGCCTCGCCGGCGTCTTGCTGCTCGCATTCTCGATCCAGGCATGGAGCGCGACCGGAACGGTGATGCCCTCGCCGAAGTTCTACTGCCTGGACAACAACGGAGCGATCGTGAGCGGCGGGAAGCTGTTCACGTACGCGTCTGGCACCACGACGAAGCTCGACACCTACACCGATGCGACGCTGGCCACGCCCAACGCGAACCCCGTCGTCTGCGATTCTTCCGGGCAGGCGACGGTGTTCCTGAGTGCCACTGCCTACAAGTTCACCTTCGCGCCGTCGACGGACACCGACCCGCCGACCGCTGCCTATTGGACGGTGGACAACGTGGGCGCGGTTGCGTACATCAGCACTGACCTAGACGTGTTGGGTACTGCAGGAGAAGCCCTGTCGGCGAGTGATGCAGTGTACGTGAGCGATGGCAGTGGCGGACTCACGGCTGGACGCTGGTACAAGACGGACTCGGACAACACCTACTCGAGCACGCTGCCACAAGCTGTCGGTTTCGCGCCCTCCGCTATCGCATCGGCCGCGGCTGGCAGCATCCGCATGAGCGGGCGCTTGACGGGACTGGCTGGGTTGACGCCAGGCAGCACGTACTACGTGTCGGCGACACCCGGGGCGATCACGAGCACAGCACCAGCGAACCAACGGATCTTGGGCGTTGCGGACTCCGCGACGTCGCTGGTGATTGCGACGTCGGTCTTGACGCCTGCCTCCGCGACTGCCGCCGGCATCGTGTCGCTCGCGGCGCAGACGCTTGGCTCGGGGGTGAAGACCTTCACGAGCGCGCCAGTGTTCAACGCTCCTGCGACCTTCCGGCCCGGTGCAAGCGCCAGCGCCGACGCCACCATCTCCGGCAGGGTGTCGACCAACACGACTACGGTCGGCAACGTTGGGGCTGGCGAAGACGACCTGATGAGCTACTCGCTGCTCGCCAACGCACTCGATGCGAACGGCAAACTCATCCGCATCTTGACGTGGGGCGACACGGCAGGCAACGCGAACAACAAGCAGCTCAAGGCGTACTTCGGCGCGACGAACATCTCGCTGTTCAATGGTGGGTTCAATGCCGCCCTCTGGCATGCCGAGGTGTACATCGTCCGTACGGGTGCCGCGACGCAGGTTCTGAAGGGTACGGTGTGGATGCGCTATGGAGGTGTGCCCGACGTGTACTCACCAGCCGTTGCGACTCCAGCCGAGACGCTGTCGGGAGCTGTGACGATCAAGTTCACGGGTGAGGCCACGACGAACGACGACATCCGGCAACAGGGCATGATCGTCGAGGTCATCGGGTAGCGCAAGGCCGTTTCCAGCCCCAGGACGCCGCCCAGGGCCACCTGGGGCGCTCCTGGGAGAAGCTAGGGGCGTCGGAGCCTCGAAAACGGCTTGACAGCGGGCGCCACATGCGCTAGCTTGGGGTTGTGACGAAGCTTGCCGCTGCTGTAGCCCTTGGGCGTCGCTCGAGAGCTGTGCTTACCGCCGAGCGTCGGACCGAGATCGCCCGCCTAGGCGGTCTTGCCCGCGGACGTCAGATCCGCGCACGCCGTGCCGCGGTGGTCGAGGCTGCCAAGAGCAAAACGGCATGAGCGCAAGAGTTCGCGCAAGAGTTTCATCCGGCGCCGCATCAAACAGTTCCGGTCGGGGCGCAACCGCGGCGGGAGCAAGCCCCCCTCACCCGTGCGAGTGTGAAACGGCCTAGCAGGCTTGGCTTTGAGCGCGGGGAAGCGCCTGTCGGTGTAGGTCCGAGCCGAGCCGGTATCGGACCAATCCTCTCCTCAAAAAGTACTTGACAAGCTAGCGCTTGTAGCCTATATTGGGGGCGTGGAGGTTGACATGCGCTTCCTATTCGCGACCTCGCTGGACTGTCACGGTTGCTCCCCCCGCCAGGCCCGCTATCCCCAGGATCACGTCGTCGAGGTGACGGCGGTGCTGGATCCGGACGGCGGAGACGCCTACGTCACGCGCGCGACGCTGCTCGCGCGCGAAGGCTGTCACGGCCGGCCCCGGGACATCACGGCGTTTGTGGCGGCCCGCCCGGCGCTTCAGCGCGACCTGCTCCTCGAGGCGCTCGACGAGTACATGCGCGAGGGCCAGGCGCGCCGCTACGCCTCCGACGAGCGGTACTGAGGAGGAGGCGAGCATGGCGCAGTATTACTGGTGCTGGCGTTGCCGTCGCTGGATCGGGCCGCCGTCTGGTCGGCTCGTCGCGACGAAGCTGTGCCGGGACTGCCGGCGGGAGGTGAAGAAGTGAGCCTACAACTGATCGAAGGACACGACGCCATCAAGGTGGAGAACGTGGTGATCCACGTGTTCTCCGACCCCGGGATCGGCAAGTCGACGCTGGCGAACATGGGGCGTAAAGTGCTGCTGATCGACTTCGACGACGGCGCTCACCGCAGCCTCGGGCGTCAGCGCGTGGTCCGTCTGGAGCGCTGGTCCGACCTCGAGGAGCTGCTGAAGCATCCGTGGCTCGACGAGGCTGAGACGCTCGCGCTCGACACGGTCGGCCGGGGACTCGACATGCTCAGCAACGAGATCATCGGAGGCGATGCGAAGCTCGGTACGCCGCTCAGCGGCCTGAATCAGCGCGGGTGGGGTGCCATGAAGCAGCGGTTCATCACGTTCTTTTCGACGATCCGGCGCCGGCGCAAGGACGTGCTCCTGCTCTCGCACGCGAAGATCGAGAAGGACAAGGAAGGCAACAAGGCCGTGTACCCGGACATCGTTGGCGGCTCGGCCGGCGAGGTCTTCAAGGTCAGCGACGCGATGGCGTACTATTCGCTCGAGAACGGGCGCCGCGTGCTCGACTTCAACGCGACCGACGCGCACATCGGCAAGAACCCGCCCGCGTGGGGCAAGATCGTTGTGCCCGACTACGCAACAGCCACGACGTTCCTGGCGGACAAGATTCTGCAGCCGCTCAAGGATCACCTCAACGCGCTGAGCCAGGAGCAGCTCACGGTGCTGAAGCAGGTGGCCGACTGGCACGCCGCCATCGACGGCCTGGACGCGACGGCCGTGGCGCTCACGGGGCAGATCGCCAAGGTGAGCGACATCGCGCACGAGGCTGTGCGCGCCCAGGCTAAGACGCTGCTTTGGCGGCGGGCGAAAGCGCTCGGGCTCGAGTTCGACCAGCCCAAGCGGGCGTTCTTCAAGTCGAGCGCGAAAGCCGAAGAGACGCAGCCGGCATCGAAGCAGGAGCAGGAGAAACCGAAGGCGGCGCCCAAGGGGCGCCAGCCGCAGCAGTTCGAGTGAGGCGATGAACCTCTATGCGTCCGTGTCGCGGGTCGATGAGTTCCGGCGCGTCGTCGAGACCGAGTGGGCATCCGAGGCGCAGCTCATCAAGTCGATCCGCGAGCGAGCGCCCCTCGGCTGGCAGGCACAGTGGGGGACCGCCCTCCACGCATGCATCCAGGACCCCGACCGCTGGCGAATCGCGGATCGCTCGTATCTGTACGTGCCGCACGGGAGCGACGGCGTCGAGCGCGAGATCCCGTGGCCGGCGGCCATCGTGGATCCGTGCCTCGCGGAGTGGCCGAAGGGCTGCGTGTTCGAGCGCCGCTGCGAGAAGGACTACCGCATCGGAGGCGATACGATCACGGTCGCCGGGCGCGTCGACGCCGTGCACGGGTTGATCCTGATCGAGGGCAAAACCAAGTTCGGGTACGTGGATCCGGTGGAGGTCGGGGACTCGCTTCAGTGGCAATTCTATCTCGACATGTTGCCGTGGGCTGTGGCGGTCGAGTATCGGCTGCACGAGATCGGTGGCCTGTACTCGGGCGACGATGGCGAGCTGCGCATCGCCAAGGGTGGTCCACGTCTCGAGGAGATACACGTGTTCCGCATGTGGCGCCAGGCCGAGATGGCCGAGAAACTCGAGCGGTGGATCGCGGAGTTCGTGGCGTGGGCCCGGGACCGTGGCTTGGTGGACAAGCTGAAGCGCTTCGAGGTCGCGGCATGACCGGGCCCAACGCCGAGTTCGTGTTCGTGGACGGTAGCCTCGTCGTCGCGTACGTGCCGCCGAGCCCGCCACGGCGTATGACGTGTCGCGCCAAGCTCTTCGAGCGCGACGATCGGCGCCCTCGACCCCGCGCGATCGACGTTCCGCAGTTCCGCTACCGGGAGATCGAACCCTCATGAGCGAGCAGTCCGAGGCGATCGTGTTCACCGGGTCGGTGGACGACCGCGGTCACGTGCGTCCCGACCAGGTCAACGCCACACGCGGGCGGCTGGCGAAGTGGAAGAGCCGACGCGTAACGGTCGTGGTGCGGAGGTACGTGAAGCCCAAGACCAACCCGCAACTCGCGCTCTACTTTGCTGCGGTCATGCCCGCGTGGGCCGAGTGGTGCGGGTACGATCCCGACGAGATGCACCGCGAGCTCAAGCGTGCGTTCCTGGCGCCTCAGCTCGTGCTCGCACGGCTCACAGGCGAGGAGCGGACGGAGCTTCCAAGCCTGGCGGATCTGAACGCCGAGGAGATGAGCACGTACCTGGAGCGCGTGCTGCGCGAGGGGCGTCAGCGTGGGATCGAGTTTCCCGTGGATGCGGTCGCGTGAGTGCGGTCGCGTGAGGGTCCAGCGCTCCGGCTTCTGCGTACGTTGTAACCGCGAGCGTCCCCTGATCAAGGCGTACCCGCTGCGTGACGGCCGCCCGGGTCGATACCGCGTCTGGAGTTGTATGTCCTGCATGGATCGCGTACAGATCGGACGCTGGCGTGCGAATCCCACGCGCGACGACACGGGCCGACTGCGTCAGTCCGAGAGCGAGGCGGCGATCGGGATCTGGCTCGCGCAGGAAGAGCGTGCGGGTCGGATCCGGGACCTGCGCCGCTGCAACGATCAGCCGCGCGAGACGTACCGGCTCGATCTGTACGGGACGCGCGAGGTTGAGGAGATCCTGGTAGCGATTGAGCGCAGCCACGAAGTAGGGGACGAGTGGTGGGCGCGGGCCCAACGCGTCCGTGAGTCGCGCCGTACGTTTGCCAGCTACACACCCGATTACTCGTGGACGGACGCCGACAGCGGGCGTCGGCATGTACTCGACGCCAAGGGCAGCAAACGTACCGACGCAAGAACCGAGAAGATCCGTATGCTCATGCGCCTGGTGCATGGGATCGAGGTCGAGATCGGGGTCCCGACAGCCTCGCAAAGGCGTGCAGCAAAGGACTTGACAGCGGTATACTCTGCCCGGAGGTTCTCGTGAGCCAGGCGTCGACGGTGCCTGATCAACCTCTGTGCCGGAATGGCGACGACCATCCGGTGCGGCTACCGTCGGGCGTCCTCTGCGAGCAGTGCCAAAGGGAGTTTCAGAAGAAACTCAACCGTCGCCTGGTCGACGCGCTGGAAGCGCTCCAGACGATACGCGCCTCGGAACGAGCTTGGAAGTAGGAGGGAACGTGCGAAAGACATGGCGGGCGATCGTAGCGCTGCTCGGATTCGTGCTGTTGCCAGGAGCCGTACAAGCGCAGGTGTGTCCTGGCGTGACTGGACCAGTCGAGGCGTACGCGCGCGAAGCGATCACGATCTCCACCACAGCGCTCCCATTCACCGCGGGCACCTACGCCGACGGCATGGGCGACGTCAAGTTCGCGCAGGTCACGCTCGAGAGCAACAACATCCGGGTGAGCGTGGAAGGGCTGGTGCCATCCGCGACCGTGGGAGAGCTGTGGGAGACAAGCACGAACGTGAAGTTCGTCGTCTGTGGTCAAACGAGCGTGAGGCGATTCCGAGCGATCCGCCAGGGCGCTGCGGATGCCACGTTGACCGTGACGTACTTCCGCTGATGCGACGCCTGCTCTCGCTGTTGCTGTTGATCCTCTCGGCGCCTGCGTTCGGCGCCGATCTGGCAGACCGCTCGCGCATTCCGGATCGCTCCGTCCAGGACGGACGTCCCGTGTACGTTGCGAGCCTGGCTCCACTGCGAACGACGTATCTGCCGCAGATCATCCCGCTGCCTGGTGGCGGCGGCGGTGGGGGTATGTCGATCGGCGGGACCGTTACGGGTGGCACTGCGACCCGCGTCCTGTTCGTGGGGGCCGGCGGCGTGTTGGCCGACGATGCGGGGCTTACATACGATTCTGCGGCGAATCTGCTCACGATCGCGGGCCTCACAACACCTAGAGTGCCCTATGCTGGCACAGGTGGACAGTTGGTCGATGAGTCCAACCTCAGCTACAACGCTGTATCAAACATCCTCACGTCGGACAACTTTTCAGTCATCTCGAACGGCTACTTCGGCGTGAGTTCCCTAGGCTACTTTTCCGCAACCGCAGCCAAGACTCCTGATGCGGCCACGATCACAGTGACCACGACCGCCAACAGTCTGCACCTGCACGAAGATGGCGACTTCAATTTCGACTTCAACAACGGCCCCTGCGGCACTGCGGCCTGTACCGATCCGGCTTTCATCGCGCACTCCGCAGTCCAGAACACGACGAGCTACAACGCCATCGCCAATTGGGGGACCGCACGCAAGTACAACGTCACGCTCACGGAATCAGTGGCCACGAAGGTGATGCAGATCCCCGTCGCCGCCGAGGTCGGTACGGGCGGCGTGTTCTGGTACACGATCTATGCGACGGATGGCGCCACGCCGCAGGTACGCCAGGGCCGCGTGATTTTCTCGCTAACAGCGGACGCAACTGTGGAGACATGCGTCCTGGGCACGCCAGAGGAGACAGACAACACTCCGACCGGCACGCTCACGGTGACGGTAGCGTGCGACACCGCGACGCCCGCGAACGCTGCGGACTTCACGCTCAACGCCGTTTCGTCTCTTGTGCAGACCACGCTCGAGGCGTACGTGAGCGTAGATCTGATTGGGCCAGGTCAGCCGGCGAGGCCGTGATGCTAACGCTGCTTGTCGCTTGTTTGCTGTCAGGTCAGTCCGTCTACAAGGGCAGCGTAGCCATCGACCAGGCCGGCACGGTGCTATCGCTGGGGACGCTCAACGATGGCGAGTGTCTAAAGCGCGTCGGCGGCGAGATCGCGACGGTTGCGTGCGGAGGCGGTGCGCTTCCGTCAGGTGCCGTGATCTTGATCGTGAGCGGGTCCTGCCCTGCCGGTTTTACTGAGGTCGCGAGCCTCGCCGGAAAGTTCTTGCTCGGGACCACAAACGGTGCGGGAGACGTCGGCACGACCGGCGGCAGTAACAACATCACGCCGACCGGGATAGTGACTGCGCCGACGTTTACCGGCTCAGCGCTCGGGACGCACGCTCACGGAACCGGCACCTACGCGACGAGCGCGCACGCCGGAACTGCGGTCGGCGACCATGCGAGCCACACGCACACGTACACCGACGTGGTCTCGCACACGCACACGCAGGACGCGCACACTCACACGCAGAACGCTCACCAGCATGGGATGGCTGAGGGCACCACAGATGGGTCGGGGACGTTCATGGATCGCTCGAACGCCGCGGCAGCCACGACGGCTGTCACCGACAACGCAACAGCCACGAACCAGAACGCGACCGCTACGAACCAGAGCACGGGTATCGCCACGGGTACGACCGCTGGCCCAGGCGCTGTGCTTACCCACAGCGTCACGCAGCCATCAGCGCACACGCTCAGCGGATCGAGCGAAGCTCTGAGTGCGGGGACGCCTGCGGGGTCCAACTCCGCGCCGACGTTCACGGGGGATTCGTTTGACAATCGTCCAGCATGGCTTAAGGTGATCTTTTGTTCCGCCAACTAAAGGAGGGCTCGTGAAGAAGGTCGCATTCGCCGTACTGCTGTTCCTCGTAGCCGCACTCGTGGTCGCACAGACCAGCTACACCTACAACGCCACCGCACGCGAACAGGTGACGGTTCAGCGCGTCCGCACGGATCGTGGGCTCGGGACCGAACAAGCGGCGTTCAACGCGCTTGTGGGCCCGTGTCTGGTGTCGATCGTGAGCGACCACGACGCCGACGACCGGCGCGCGGACTGTGTAGCGTGGCTCAGCTTGCCCGCCGCGGCCCGCAACGGTCACTGTGTGGCCGCCGGTCGGCCGGCGGGTTGCCGGCTTGGGTGCCCGTGATGCGCTCAGCGAGCAGCCCGCTGGCGCATGGTCCAGTCGGGTCGAGTCCTCTCGCCTCTGGTGGTGCGGTTGGCGCGAGTCTACCAGGCCGGCGGGTTGCTCGGTGAGCGC